ATGTATTAGACGATATTGAGGCTGTATTTGGTTCTTCTTCTTGGACTGCTAATAACATTGATATTTATCCTGATAACTATCAGGGTACTATTAATGATCAGAATGAATTTTGTAGGCTTAACGTATTACCTAGCAATAGTGAAAACAACGCCCACGGTGGTAGTAAGCAACTTGAAGGTCTTGTTGCTGTTAAAATTTTTGTAAAGGCTGGTGAAGGACAATCTCGTCTTATGGCGATTTCTGACATACTAGATATTAACTTACAAAATAAACGTTTAACAAATGGAACTGAGCTTGGAACATCTTATTTGAATGTGGAAGGGCTAGACCCATCTAATAAAGCGCTTTATAGTGCTAGATACTTAATACCATTTAAAATATATGGAGAATAATAAATGGCTCATATTTCATCCCTAGGCGCAGGTATCTTTTCTTACCTAGATGTCTACAGCGGTTCAACAGATCCCGCATCGGAAGACGCAGCGGGCTATGCCGCTTTATTTGTGTCAGGAAACTCAGCAGACATCGATCGTATGCCTTCTGTTCGTGAGTTCCCTTCAATCGGTACTCCTGCAAACATCGTAAACGTACCTGTTTATGGTCAAAACACATCTTCACAAATTCAAGGTCAGGCTGATGCGCCTACTCTTGAAGTTACTGTGAACTATGTTGCTAATGACATGACAGATTTCCACACACTAATCGGAACAGAAGTTTACTTCCGTTTTATGATGTGTTCTGGAGCAGTAGATCTTACTACATCTTTGGGTGCAACTCTTGCGACATCCAACACAGAGTTCTACTTCAAAGGTAAAATCGAAGCAATTTTGGTTAACCCTGCATTGACAGACGCAACTACTGCAACAGTAACGTTGTCTGCTCAATCAGACTTCTTTGGTCCAGCGACTATTCCTGCGGCCTAAACAGTTTGGGGAGTCCCTTCGGGGGCTTCCTTTATTACAATAGAGAGATATTATGGATAAACCGTTTAGTAAATCATTTGTAATGCGTACTACGTTCCGACATATGAGACGCAGTATTGACATTAGTATTCGAAAAAGTTTTGAACGTTTTAAAGACTTTGAAGAGGACTCAAAAGAAGGTAAAGAGTGCCTAGAAACCTTATCAGTATTACACACAGTACGAAAGATGCTTGATGACTTTCAAGCTCATAATCAAGAATTATTTACAGAGAAAGATAAGCTACAATGAAGCATTTAGTTGGTAAGACTATTATTGAGAAAGTAGAATTTATGGGAGAAGAACTTCAAGTCAAAAAATTGACTGTAACTGAAGTTTTTAAAATCCAAGATTTGATTAAAAAGGCTCAAAATAAAAAGACAGAATACGATGATATCGGTTTAATTAAAGATGTTATTCGTATGGCAGTAATCGGTGCTGAAGAAATTACCGATGAAGATTTTAATAGTTTTCCTGTTGGCGAACTAACTTCACTCTCTGAACGAATAATGGAGATTGCAGGGTTAGGGAACGCTTCTTCGGGAAACTAACCCAACAAGAAGAAACTTTGTATGAGATAGCATACAACTTAAAGATTCCTGTTTATCAGTTACTAACAGAAATGCCTTATGATGAACTTTTAAAGTGGACTAGTTTCTTCAGAAAACGTCCTGTTGGTTGGCAAGAAGATCAAAGGACATATTTATTACTAAGAGCAGCGGGGGTTAAAAGCTCTGCGGAAAATATATTCCATTCTCTTAAAGTAATAAAACAAGAACAAGAAAATAAACAAGTCCCAGACCAAGCCGTTCCTAAAGGTAAATTCTTAGAAATGATGCTTAAAGCTAAAAACGGCGATAATTCTGGCTGGACAATAAAATAAGGATTTATTATGGTTGATACAGTCAGTATAGACATTGTTAATTTTCAACAAGAAATGAAAAGAGTCGAAGAAGAAGTTAAACAAATGTCTAACTTTGAAATCGATGAAAGAATTGACTACGCTACAGATACACTAAAAGTTGTTACACCTGTTGATACAGGGAGAGCAAGGCGTGGTTGGAAGAATACAAAGAATTATGATGGTTACGGATTTACAGATGGAACCATCTTTAATAATGTAGAATATATAGATGTCTTAAACAATGGACACAGTAGACAGGCACCACGCTATTTTATAGAACAGGTGTTGATAAAAATAGGTGTGATAACCCCTTAAATAATTGCCCTTTGATGGTTTCTCGATATACGAGACTATTAGAGGGCAATTTTATTAAATGGAGGAACCATGAGTGGTGTAGAAATTAGAGTCCGTGCTAATACAACTCAAGCACGAGGCGAATTACAAAAATTAGAAAAGTCCGTTGGAAAGATTCAATCTGTTACTAGTGGACTAGCTAGCTCAATTAAGAGTGCTATTGCAGCTTATTCTGGTTTTGTTTCTGTTAAGGGAATCGTAGCTGCTGCAGATAGTTTAACTAACTTAGAAAATAGAATTGCTCTTGTTACAGGACGAGGAAAAGAATCTCAAGCTGCATTGCAACAACTTTTTGCTATTGCTGCAAGAGGAAGAACCTCTATACAAACAACAGCTGCAACATTTAACCGTTTTGGTTTGGCTTTATCTGATGCAGGTAAGTCTACAGAAGATATTCTTGCTGTTACAGAAGCGGTTGCCAAGGCAGCAACCCTTTCAGGTGCCTCTGCTGAGTCTGCTCAAGCAGCTATTGTTCAGCTTGGTCAAGGTTTGGCTTCAGGTCAACTTAGAGGTGAAGAACTTAACTCAGTACTAGAACAGACACCTCGTATTGCTCAAGCTATTGCTGATGGTATGGGTATTCCTTTTGGTGAATTACGTGAACAAGCTAAAGAAGGGCTAATCACTTCTGAGGCTGTATTTAATGCGCTTATTGACCAAATCGGTGTAATTGAAAAAGAATTTGAAACACTAGAACCTACTGTAGGCTCTCTTACAGTTATAATGAGAGATGAGTTTACAAGGGCTTTAGGTGCTATTGATAACATCGGTGGATTTTCAGAATCTGCTAGAAGTAAAATCATACTATTAACAGAAGCTTTTAGATTTATTGCAGATAGAGCAGAAATTAATTTTATAAAAGTAAATTTGTTATTGATTAATCTAAGACAAGATTTTATATCTACATTTAATTCTATTAAAGAAACTGTATCTAGTTTATTTGATGCCGACTTTAACTATGAGAATTTTAAAACTTCAATTTCAGAGTCAATAGCATCTTTAAAAGAATTCTTAGGAGTTGGTGAACAAGCAGAGAGCGATAGTACTTTTGAAAAGCTATTTAAAGTACCTAGCTTAGATTTATCAGGTTATCTGCCAAATCTTATTGAAATTGAGGAAAAACTAACAGCCTTTGCTGATAATGTTATTGCTATCTTCAAAAGAATTTTTGTAGATGTCATTGAACAATCTTGGTGGTCTGATCTCTTTTGGAAGGGAGAAGATCAAATAGGTGGTTCTAAATTTCTTAGTGCTTTAAGCAATGTTACTTCAAAGCTAAGAAGTTGGAGTCAGACAATTATTGGTTTCTTTAAAGACATTTTTGCTGGTACTCGTGGCATAAATGAATTTGGAGAAGCGGGCAGAGGTTCACGTTCAGGTGGTATAGTAGATTACTTTGAAGGTGGTACAGAAGCTATTAAAGGTTTTACTACTGCAATTAGTGAAGCTATTACAGGGTCAACCGCCCTAAATAATACACTTGATTTCTTTACTGAATTACCTAACAAAATTGTTGGTGCAACTACTGCAATTAATGACTATATTAAAGCCCAAGGCGGTGCAGTAGGTATTAAAGACAATATTGTAAATGATTTATTTGGTGAAGACATGTCTGCCTTTGGTGATGAAGGTAGATCAGGTGGTAGAATAGAAAAGGGGCTAACTACTTTAGAGGAAAATAAGTACTTAATTGGTGGAGGTTTACTTGCTGCTGGTTTTGCTTATAAGTTTCCAGAAGTAACTTCTAACTTATTGCAAGGTAGCTTCTTTGTTCTTGGTGCTGCTGCTGCAACTGCATTCTTAGCTGCATTAAAAACACCCATTATTATTACTGCTCTCGCAATTAAATTTGGCCCAGACGCACTTACTCTTGCTGCTGAAAGCGGAGGTATCCGAGAGTTAGGTGAAAAAATTGGCAATGGTATTGTTGCATTTTTTGAAAAAGACGGGGAAGGAAGGGGTGTTCTTAAACGAGTTCTTGATGCGCTTTTATTAACTTCTTCTGAATTTGGTAAAGGTTTAATAGATGGCCTTGGGTATTCATTTAGTCAATATACAAATGATTTTACAGAAACTGCAGCGGGGGTTCTTGCTTTAGCATTTACAGGAATAGCCAGTGTTGCTATTTTAAGAAATGGCATGATCGCAAGTGCTAAAAGCATGGCTGGTGTTCTTTTTGGTGCATCATTTAGATTAGCTTCTTTCTTAGGTATAACTAAAATTGTTGGTCAAGTTTTTGAAAATCTTTCGTTAGAATTTCAAACAAACCCTAAACTAGAAAAGACAAGAAATAGCTTAAGCAAAGCAGGTAGAGTTTTAGGCGGTGGCTTTAAAGCTGGTTTATCAGGTTCTCTTGCACAAATTACATCAGATCAAATTATTCCAGACGATGCCCTTGGTGGTCTTGGGGAAGCCTTAGACGGTGCTATTGGAGGCGCTGTTGCAGGTGCTCAACTAGGCGCTGTAGGCGGTCCTTTAGGAGTGGCTATTGGTGCTGCAGTAGGTGGTGCTGTGGGGCTTGCTTTTGATGTATTTAATAACGAACAACTTATGAGTAGCATTAAGGGTATTGGTACTAAGCTTTACGATATTGTTATGGTTGATTTACCAAGAGGTATTATAGACGCTTTTAACAAAACAACAGCAGCAGTTAAATCTTGGTTTAAGGGTATTTTTTCAGGAGATTCTTCAACTAATCCAATTGAAGGTTATTCAAATTTAAATCAAGAAGACTTTTTAAAAATTGCTGGTCAACCAATTAGAGCAAATGCTTCAGGAGGATACATTTCAGGCCCAGGAGGCCCACGAGATGATAAAATCCCTGCAATGTTATCAAACGGAGAGTTTGTAATACAAGCCTCTGCTGTTAAAAAGTTTGGTGCTGGTTTCTTATCTATGCTGAATCAGGGCATAATGCCTAGAGGGTTTATGGATGGTGGATTTGTTACCCTTACTAATGATAAAAGAACCTTTGAAGCTGAAATAAAGAAACAAAAACAAATTCTAGGTGCAGCTGAAAAGAGTGGAGACGATAGTAAGGTAAAACTTGCTGTTAAGGCAATTGAGCTAGCTGAAAAAGGTCTAGCCTTAGTTGAAGCACAGTTAGCTAAATATGACGAAAATGGAAATTTAATTGTACCTACAGGAACTATTGGCGGTGCTGGCACTCCAGGTGGTGATGGGGGTGAAGACGGCGACAAAACCCAAGGTGAAACTCTTGCTGAAGGTTTTCAAGAAGACTTTAGAAGAGGCTTCTATGAAGCTTTAAGAAGTGGAGACTTTTCAGAGTTTGCTAAACAACTTGGCGATAGCTTTACTAATCGTGTTATTGAATCTTTCTCTACAGGCTTTACCGACTCTTTATTCAAAGGTTTAAAGTTAGATGAAAATTTAGAAAAGCTATTTGATGGTGTCGAAGATTTTGCAGGTGATATTGGTACAAAGATTTCTGAAACAATATTAGGAGCCTTTAGCAAGTCAGAATCAGGCGATGGTAGTTTGCTTAAATCTTTAGGAGATATGGCAAAAAGTCTTTTTGATTCTATGGCTGGCCTTCTTAAGGGTGCATTTGACAGCCTAAAAGGGCTGTTTAGCGGCGGCGGCCTTGGAGGTGGCGGCTTTAGTCTTGGTGGACTTACAAATGGTATTGGCAGCTTCTTTAGCGGCTTTGGCGAACTTCCTATTTTTGATGGTCTTTTTGGAGGTCCAGGATTAGGTTTCTTTGGCGCTAACAACGGCGGTATTGTTCCTAATACACCATACTCACAAATTGGTAAAGACAGTGTTCCTGCCATGCTAACTCCAGGAGAGCTAGTTGTTCCAGCAGACAAAGTAAAAGGCTTTGGTAAGGAAAATAAAGGCTCTCAGCAAACATTTAACATTAATGTTTCTGGTGATGTCTCTAGACAAACTAGAAAAGAAATTGTTAAAATGCTGCCTGAAATTACTTCAGGTGTTAACATGGTTAACAAAGAAAACAACTTTAGGCGTTAACTCATTGGGAGGTCCGAAAGGACTTCCCTTTTTTATCAAAATCGTCAATAAAAAAGTGAGAAAATTAAGGCATCTATAATGATACATAGTATCACCAAGTGGTAACTAAAGAGGAAATAAATGCTTAGCTTTTCAGAAATAGTAACACTAGTACTTATCGGTTACTTCCTTAGATTTGTAGTAATTGCTTTGTTTTTTCATTGTCTAAAATTTATGACAAATAAGAAAAAACGTAAAAAGTTTAATCTACCAAATCTAAATGACCGAAGTAAAATCTTTCTTGGTTATGTAGGTATACTAAGTACTATTTATTTAGGCTTTGTTGACTACTATAGACCAAGACCAATCACTGCTACTGAACTTAATTCAATAATTTGGTTTGGAATGTTCTTGCCGAATATTATTGCAGTAGTAATACAACACCTTAAAAGGAAATCAGAAAATGATGACAGCAGTAATGTGTCTAGCTCTAAACATGTTCTTCGAAGCAAGAAACGAACCGTTAGCAGGTCAAGCAATGGTCGCAGAAGTAACATTAAACAGAGTAGCTAGCAGTAGCTATCCCGATGATGTTTGTGGTGTTGTATGGCAGCGCAAACAATTTTCTTGGACTCATGATGGTAAACATGACGATCCAACTCGTATGAGTTACCTTGACCGTGAGTCTTGGAAAGAAATTTACAAGGCAGCAGAAGTCATTATGGCTAACCCTGACTTGTTACCAAAAACAGGTGCAACACACTATCATGCAGACTATGTACAACCGTACTGGACCACAGATATGAAATATCTTGGAAAAGTAGGCTTACATAAGTTTTATAAAAAGTGAGAAAACTAACGCATCTATAATAGAACCTTAGATTGGGGGGTGTAGCTATTTAATTTGCTATACCTAGGCCAGTCTCGCAGTCCAGAGGTAGTTGGACATATAATATTTTTCTTTTTAGAAAAACGTTTACCGTTGACGTTATGTACGGCCCTTGCTACAGGGTAAGAGTAGCATCAAATAAACCAAGTGGAAACCAAATGGAGATTAAAATGAAACGCTTGACAATTGCTACTATAGCAACTTTAACAATTGCAACTTCTGCTTCTGCAGGTGTATGCTCATGGATCGATAATGTCGATATTGCAGGTTCTGCCAAAGGCTCTGCAGTTCTTTCAGCAGGTGCAACTTTAGTTACTACTAAAAATCCTGCTGTATCAGTTGTCAACGGCGTAGTCGTTGGCGTTATTGTAGGTGGTAGTTTTTATGCAGTAGACTATACTTGCGATGTTTTTCAAGGACAAGACGTTGTAAGTAAAACTTCTGAAATTGCCAACAAGACTTACAAAAAGGCTTCTGAATATGCAACAAAAAGTTATTCAGCAGCATCTGACTATGCCACTAATTCTTATGAGTATTTTAATAATTGGTGGAATAAAGAGTCTGTTTAAACGGACTTAACCAAGTGGAATCCAAGAGGAGTAAATAAAATGGATCTAACTTCAATTGCAGCACTAGTTATTCTAGGCAGAGCTTTTATGATTGTTTTACTAATAGTTATAATGGTTCAAATCGTTAAATCTTTTGTGGAAATGATAAAACTTTATCGTAACAAGGAAGATTGTATGTGTGAATATACTCAAGGTAATAATGACCATTGCGGTTGTTTAAAAGGTGCTTAATGTATATTTTTCACAAAGACGAAACCACAATGATGGTAAATAAAGTAAATAGTAAAGGCGCTTTAGCCTTTGCTGATAAAATGCTAGAACCCGAAAAAGATTTTGGGTACTGGAAATGTCATACGGAAGATCCTAATGAATATACATGGATGCCTATCCGTAAAACAGTAATCTTTAAATCAGCAATGGAGAGAAACAGTGTTTAAAGCAGAGTTAGTATGTTTTGTTAAAGGACAAGAATGTGCAGCGTATAAAGCA